GGATATCTCCTCACGAATGTAGGATGGATAAACCTATACAGGTTTAACCTGAGCCGGACGACGTCTAGTGGTGAAAACCTCTAGACTATCCTTTGGTGTGTGGCACTAGGACCACCGCACTTCAACAGACTATACAGTCTGATTCAAGTGAACAATAGCCATCGATTCTGTTTGGGAATCCTTACAGAAATCTTTGAAAATCTCTAGTTCTGAAGAGAACCGAAGAGACAGCTGGCCTAAAGTTTCCTCTGTCGAGAAATTTCTCAACAAAGTGTAACTAAAGGAGATCCTCATTCTGAGTCTATTATAGTCGGAATCCCTTCTATTAAAGACTTGCTTTGGAGTAATCGCTACCAGTATTCTTGATAGTTCTTTTTCAAGTTCTATTAAGATAGAGCTTCTTTCAGATGAATCCATCTGGAGGAACTCTTTACCATTAAGTATTCCTGAGCCGAAAAACTCAGCAAGGAACTTATGATATTTTTGGTTAGATAGCGCCAGTAAGTAGTGATAAACTGCTTGCCCGCTATGAATCTCTGGACAAAGGTGCCAAGGGAACTTAGAAGGAATACCTTCTTTTCTCAATGCATCTCGAACAATCGCATCGACCAAGGACGGATCAATAGGAGGAAAGGGAGTTCCCTCACTCTTTATATGAGCGTCATTGAGTTCTTTTCCAGCTTTACTTATCTTATCACAGATATTTTCAAGTACAGCTAATCTTAGTAGTGTCGAAATTTCTTCACTTACTTTGATTCTACCGAAAAGATCAATCTCCGAAGGAAGGAACCCCCTCCCCCTGAGTGCTCTTTCTAGCGGGATGATTATGGAACCTAACAACTCATCTGGGTAGATTATATTGTTAACGACGAGAGTTCTAAACAGTATAGACCAAGATGGAAATTTCCATCTAGGCCTGCCCTGAGTTGTCTCCAGACGTAAGAGTTTATTAAATAATATTTCCCAATCGAACACATCTGTTCTTTCGGAAATATGTAGGACGAGACTTGCTAGATCTAGCAAGTTTTCCCCTAGAGCCGCACAGTTTCTCGCAGAAATACGAGAAACGTCGCTACCGAAGTTGACATTTCGCGAAACATACTCCATGCACAAGTTTTCACTTGTAGCCTGTTTACTTTTCGCTAAATTGATAGGTATATCTAGAAGTTTATAGACTTCCAGGATTTTACCTTTGGGGTCATGGCAGACCATGTCATCCCCAACTTCGCCCCATAGAAGACTGTTAGCAGGTTCATTATAATAGGTTACATATATGTAATCCATTAACAGACAAGAAGTTAACTGCGCAATCTGAAAAGATCCGCGTGTTCCCATTCCCTGTCCTGCCGCGTACCTTACGGTTTGTGTCGAATTCTTCACATTCCATGGGCACTTAACAGCCAAATTCATCCAATTTTCGGCTACTTCGGGAGAGTATTTATTTCTAAATACAATCTCTTGTAGTTCGATGCGAAAACAGTCCGTCCAATCCTTACAATCGTAAGAATGGTCACTGATTTTCAGTCTTTTAAACATTCTATTGAATCCTTTAGAATGTGAAAAGTAATCGCATGAATTAGGGTACAATTTCATAGTTGTAGAAACGAGATCTCTTTCTACAGGTCTAAGAATTGTTTGAGTCCAATAATCAGATATTGCAATAGTTCTTGACTTGTGTCCCGTATCCGGTACACTAGTTAGTTTCCTAAGGTAGATCTTTGTTAACTGTTCATTTAAGAACTCGTTATACGAAATCTTACCCTTTGCTTTATCCGAAAAGGACCCGTAAAGCTCTTTAAATATTAACTCCTGCGTTTCGGCCCTCCTCTGTACGTATTCGTACATTGGCTGGTTGGATGTTAACTTGCATAATTTTTCGAATGGTAGTCCAAATCTTTTGGTTTTTAGAAGTTTAAAAGCTTCTAAATCAGCTGATTTATTGTTTACAACGCCGTTAGGTCCGTTCTTCGACAGATTCAAACTAAGAG